AAGCTCCTCTAGTTAATCCAGATAATGTACCACTACTATTTCCAGTGTAAGTAATTAATTCAGAACCAATCTGTACTGTACCTGATGATGAAAAAGAAGATGAACTTGCCATAGTTAAAGAAGTTACACTTGCATTTATACCTGATGAAAGAGTTGATGTAAATTGTCCTTGTTGTACACCACCCCATGATCCAAGACCCCAACCAGTAGATGCAACTTCAACTGCTGGTCCAACTGGATAATAATGTTGTACACGTATACCACCAGAGGTGCTTGCTCCAGAACCACCTTCGTTAGAAGGCATAGTTATTGTTAAAGTAGTATTAGTGGGTATATCTGTTACCATAAATTTTGTATCGTCAAAATTTGCCGATGTAAAATTTGAATTAGTAATAGATGTAAAGTTATCTAATAATATTACATCGCTTTTGTTTATATTGTGTGCAGATGAAAAAGTTATTGTTGCAACTGCAGACCCGTTAGTTGTAGAAAATGCACCAGTTAAAGTTGTAGTAGCTTTAATAGGGTGTACGTCATAAAAAATACCTCCAGAGTATACATATAAAATTCTGTTTGTTCCAAGAGCTGCAAATTTAATACCACTAGCATTTACGAAATGATGTATTGCTGTGTTTCTACCAGTTAAACTTGTAGAACCTAATTGTGCCCAACCTCCTATTTTTTCTGGATAACCATATCTAAATCTAACATTATCACCTTCAACCCATTGGCCTTCGCCGCCCGTTGATGTGACTTGTTTATTAAACCCAGGTTGAAAATTTACTTTTTGTAACATAGAACTCCATTGTATTACATATTCCTTAATGGTGGAATACCTAACATCGGCCTTTTGTCAAACCTATTTTTTTTAGCAAAAGGACCATTTACATGGTTATAATGAAGAAATACTTGAGCGCAAGTATTACCTTCTAGAGGTTCTCTCCAATGTTCTAATTCGCAACCACTATACACTAACATATCGCCTACATCAAGTAAGACTTCTGTGCCTGCTGGTGCACCTGGTTTATGTATCTGTTTATATTCATCTATAACTGTGTTTGCTCCCGTACCATCTATAAATATAGGCCACTTGCTGCCACCTAAATGTATGGTTGTAGATATTTCACAGCTTGGTCTATCTTTATGTCTACGTAATATATCTCCTTGTTTATATATTCTAGCATAAGAATAAGTTGGCACTAATTGAAGCCCTGTTTCTTGTTGCATAACTGGCAGTACCTTCATTAACAAAGTTTCCATTACATGATCTGCATAATGTGAATAAGTGTTTGGCACTTGTTGATCAGTCCATGTACCCATCATACCATTGTCATAAGTAATATTGTTTTGATACATAAATTGAACTGCATCACGTTTAAGGAGAAAATAATTAAATATAAAATTAGCTAACTCGTAGTCAACTGCACCTTTAATTACTTGATATTTATTAAAAGCCATCTTGTATAAAATTAAAACTTACTGATATTCTTATATCATTTGATTTATTTTCTTCAACAGAATGCCATAACCATGCAGGAAACATAATAATTCTACCTACAACAGGTTCTATATTTACATCTCTCCACATATCTTTACCAGGATCTCCTGGTTTTCTTACTGGCATTGTAAACTGTATACCTGGTCTAGGATCCATAACTTTAAGTCTACCACAATTAGGTGAAGATTTTACATAATACACACCAGAAAATAAAGCGTTAGGGTGTATATGAGGTTGATTCATACCCCCTGGTGGATTTATATTAGCCCACATATTACCTAACGTGGCATGTCTATCTATATTTTCATTTTCATATATTTCTTTTTGCATTCTTAATAGTTCTGTAACTAATTGTTGATACTCTGGTTTTTGACCCATGTCTGTTGTTGAATGCCAACCTTTATAATTTGTTTTAGAAACACCTTTATCTTGGTTAGACCAATTAACAATGTCTTGTGCCAACTGATTATTATTTAATTGTACGTCTTTACCATATACAATAGTTGGAAAAAATTTTTCTATTATCATCTAAAAGGTTTACCTCCAAACCACACAACAAGTGACTGCCTAACACCACGTGTTACAGGGGTTACTTTATGGTTTAAAAAAGATGCAAATGTAATTGCATGTCCTTGTTTAAGTTTTGCTTTTTTACCAGGAGCCATAAGTTCTAAATCACCACCCTCAAATTGTGATTCGTGATTTAATAATACTGTCATTGATATTTTTCGTACAGGCGGTTCATGTTCCATATTTACATCACAATCCATATGCCAATCATAAAAACCGCCTTCTGGATATTCTGTAAACTGTGCTTGTTCTGTTACTTGTATATCACCAAAACCAAAATGATTTTCATTTGCTCTTTGTATAAAATTATTAAGATCCTCATACATGGGTTTCATGTCATAAAACGGTATCCAAGATATAGTTGTTACTCTTTTATCTGTATCTGTGCCACCTCCAGGTTTACCCATACCAACTTGCGCTTGTTGTGGAGGTTGACTTTTACCACAGTCAATAATTTTTTGACATTGTTCTGGTGTAAATAAAGGTGTAGTTGTTTCTACAACCCAGCTTTTCCATTTTGGTTCTTTTATAATCATAACGCTGTCCTATTTAGTATGGGGTTATAATCTACATCACAGTTACAAGATAAAGTTCTTCTTTTTTCCAATCCATTAAATGGGTAAACTGTATGTCTTATATCGTATGGAAATACATAAAAATCTCTTTCTTGTATTTCGGGTGAATAATCTACATTACAAAATTGACCAGAAGAATTTCCCATTAATTGTAACCGACCATTCATTGGTTTATCTTCTGCTGAATATTCTACCCCTGTTTGTTGAGGTAGTTTTAAAATCATAACGCTTGATAGACCTGTATACAAAGTTCCTTGGTGTACGTGTACTGGATTGTATTCATGTTCTTTCATTTCGTTAACCCATACAGAATTTAAATGCATTTTATACTCACGTATTTTATTCCAATTTAAATAATGTTGAAATTTTTGCCAAAACCAATGCATAACATTATCGGGTAAATGCCTATGTGGTTGCATTTTATTGTTAGGTTCTCCATCAAAGAATAAAGAGTGTTCATTTTTAATTTTACCTACAAGTTGTTTATTTGCAGGGTATAATTCATGTCTACGTTTTTCATATATATCATTGATAGTATAAAATACATCTAACGGTACTGTATATTTTAAAACAGATTGTCCTAAAAATACATAATTAAAATCTGATGTGTCCATATTTTTCTTTTATACGTTGTGGTATTTTTTCTATGTAAGGATTGTAAACTTTTCTAACAGGGCCGTTAAATAATTTATGCATATTGTTTCCGACAACTTTGTCATTATACTCTATACCATTAACTTTTACTGATTGCAAATTGTCAAAATAATGTGGGTAATAAGGTTCATCAAGAAAAGTATATATTTTTTTAAATTCTTGTTCGGGGTCAGTAACCATGTCATCGTACTTTACATAGTGACACATTCCAGGATAATTATATGAATTTTTAATTGCTTCTAATTCTTTAGCAACTGCACCCTCTTTGTTCATAATCATTCCTAATTTTTCTTCATCGTTTTTACAATTATATCTGTTAGGAAAAGCATCAGGGTTTTTTGTATACCATTGCATATAACTTGCTAACACATCTATTAAATTTCTAAGCAATACAACACATTTAAAAGGTCTTTTAAAATGTTTTTGCATTAATTCAAAATTACCTTTTAACATTACAGGACCACGATCAATAATTATACGTTGTGGCCAATCTTTATAGTAAGTATCATACACAACATCTAATACATTATCTAAAGATTTATGATCTTGAAAATTTAAAAATACATCTGTTTTTTTAAGTAAAAACAAATCTTTTATAATCTCTAATGTAATAGAGTTAGCAGTTGCAGCTATCGCAGGGTTTTGATTCATAATAGATGCAAACAAGGTGTTACCTGACCTAGGCATTGCAACTAAAAAAAATAACTTTTTACTCGGGTTTAGCGCCGAGTCCTGGTAAAGCTGGTTTTTTTGTAGATTCGATTTGTCCATTTTCTTTCTTTATTCTTTCAATAGATTGTAATTGACCTAGTACATTAAACACTTCTGGTTGACTTGATCCTTGGGTCAAAGTCTCTGCTTTGTTTTTCATTATTAAATGATAAGAATTTAATTGGTGTGTGTTAACATCTTTAGTGTCAAACGAACCATCATCAAACTGTTTTTTAAATTTAGACCATAGTTTAATTTCTCTCATTCTGTCTCTAGCAACTAATTGTGCACTAGCTTTAGAATAAACTTTTTCATCTAAATCAATCTTTAATAATTCTTTTTTTAATGGATCTTCTTCTTTATTTAATTTTTCTTGTAATCTTTTAATTTTAACTTCTGTTCTTCTATAGTCAAAAGATAAAGACATTAAATTTTCAAGGAATACATTTTGTTCTCTTACACATTGCCAATATTTAGCAGCTTTAGTTGGATACTTTGCATCATTTAATACAGAAAAAGACATTTCTGTTTCTGTTCTAAACATTTGTTTTTTAGTCCAAGTGTCTCTTAACTCCTCTGTCATTTCTTTAAATATAGAAACGTCTTCTGGTTCTAGTATGTTATTTAAATTAGGAGCTTCTTTTTCAATAAGTTCTTTTATATTTCTTTTCTCAGTTGTCATTTTGTATTCCTTTCATTTACAAACAATATAGTTATTAATTAATCAAAGTCAATTGTTTTAGGATCGTTAACAGCTGTTGTTTCACCTGTAAATTCTTCTGTTCCTGCATTACCATCTGGTGGAGGTCCTCCTCCAAAAGCTAATGCTGATGAAGCAGTTGCAGCCGTACCACTTCCTAATTTCCATCTTCCAGTGGTTAAAGACGCAGAAGTTCTCCAATTAGTTCCATCCCACTGCTGACTTCCACTTTGACCAGCACCTGGAGCACCTCCAAATACTAAACCATTAGTTTGAGTTCCACATGATGCATTTGCATAATAAACTCTCTGCATAGAATTTACAGCTGTCCAATTAGTTCCATCATATGCTTCTACGGTTGTTATTCCAGTATCATTAGCAATTTCACCTCCAGCTACTATTGCAGCAGTTTGAAGTCCAAAACCTGTTGCAGTTTTTCTTCCTGTATTCATGTTGTTTGCATTTGACCAACTACTACCATCATATTCTTCTGTGGTTGCAAGTTCTCCAGGCGGTGTACCACCAAAAGCAACAGCTGCAGTCTGTACGCCAGCACCCACTACTTTTTGTCTAGCAGTATTTAAATTATTTCCTTCAGTCCAACTACTGCCATTATATTCTTCTGAATTATTAACACTCGTGTCAGTAAATCCACCAAAAGCTAATGCTGCTGTTTGTGTTCCCATACCACCTAATGCATATCTACCAGTATTTAAATCATTTTGTTCAGACCAAGAAGTACCATCATATTCTTCTGTTTCATCTTTAACTGCTCCAGCATATCCACCAAAACCAAGTCCAGCTGTTTGTGTTCCAGCACCAGCTAAAATATATCTACCTGTTCCCATATTACCACCAGCCGCCCAAGCAGCACCTGTAACCGTAGATGTTGTATTGTTATATTCTTCTGTGCTACTAATATAACCTGCACTACCTCCATGACCTCCAAAAGCTACAGAAGCAGATGTTGTTCCACCATTTGCACCAGCACTAGTAATTCTAGCAACTGCCATGTCTGCAATTTCTGTCCAAGAAGTCCCATCGTATTCTTCTGTTTTTCCAGATACGGGTGTACCTCCGTTACCTCCACCAGACATAAGAGCAGCAGTTTGTATTCCTGAAACTGCACCTGTGTTAGGTCTTGAAGTATTCATAGCCCCACCTGCTGTCCAATTAGTTCCATCATATTCATTGGTTGAAGTTCCAGATTGACCAGCAGTTAAACCAGCAGTTTGAGTTCCACAACCTTGTAGATATCTTCTTGCACTTGTAAGTGTACCTGGAACATTAGTCCAACTTGTACCATCATAGTGTTCTGTAGCATTTACATTAGGTGTGCCTCCACCAAAACCTACTGCCGCAGTTTGTGTTCCTAAACCACCAACACCAGCTAATGCTTCATTTAAATTATTTCCTTCTGCCCAAGCAGTTCCGTTATATTCCTCTGAAGTTGCAACTAAGCCAGGTGATCTTGGAATAGTAGTTGCACCACCAAAACCTAAAGCTGCAGTTTGAGTTCCTGTTCCACCCATACCACTTCTTGCTGCAACTAAATTTCCACCCAATGCCCAACCGCTTCCGTTATATTCTAAAGTTGTAGCTACAACGTTAGGTGTTCCAGGTCCTATATATCCACCAAAACCTAAAGCTGCTGTTTGTGTTCCAGCACCTGCCATTAAACCAGTACCAGTAATTAAATTACTACCACTTGACCATGCACCTACAGCAATATGTGATTTAAGATTAAAATCAGATGAGTTATAAAATAGTTCACCTTCTTGTAATCTACTACCGCTCGTATCAGCACCAAGAAATTTTACTTTCAGACCTTTTAATGTTTCATAGGTTGACATTTAATTTTCCTTAGGGGATTGATATAAAACCAGGCTTTGAACCAAGTCTTGCAACTTTTTCATCTGCCGATTCATCATCAACATTATTGTTGTCCCAAGCTGTTCTAGCTAGATCATCTGATGCTTTAACTAAAGCTTGTGCTTCTGCCTTAGTTTTTTCAGTGCCACTTGCTTCTGCTAACCAAAGTGCTCCTTTTTCATTATTACCAATCACCCATGTAGATACATAATTAGATCCATCGTGACCAGTGTAACCTCTTAGAAAAAAATTTCTTCTGTCTTCATGAGTAAAAAAATTTTTACCTGTGTTAGTTGCTGTGCCATATATAAATAGTGCCATATTAATCCTCCTTCCTTTTATAACTTATTACTATCATAAATCAACTGTCTGTTACAGTTTTACTTAAAAATGCAAACGTAAATTCTTCTGTTACATTTGTTTTGGAAGGTGATGAAAAGCCACCAAAAGCCAAACTTAAAGCCTGTGTTCCACAACCTGCTAAATAAAATCTTCGACTTGCTAAATTTGGTGCTACTGCCCAAGATGTTCCATCGTATCTTTCACTTGATACTTGACCTGAGGGTCCTGGAGCACCACCAAAAGCTAAAGCAGCTGTCTGTGTACCAGAACCTGCTAAACCAAGTCTATTTTGATTTAGATCACCTGACTCTGTCCAAGATGATCCATCATACTCTTCTGTTTTTCCTGTAACTGGTGAAGCACCTCCGAAAACCACACCTGCTGTTAAAGTTCCTCCAGCCCCCATACCATATCTTGCTGTACCTAAATCTCCACCAGCAGTCCAACTAGTTCCATCGTATTCTTCAGTTGTTGCAGCTGGGTAATCTGCGGTGGCTACGGCAGCAGTTTGAGTTCCAAATCCTGTATGCCCAGCTCTATCAGCAGACATATCGTTTTGTTCAGCCCAAGACGTGCCATTGTATTCTTCTGTTTTTGTTGTTGTTGCAGGTTCACTTCCACCAAAAGCAACTGTTGCAGTTTGAGTTCCTGCTCCTTTTATAGCTAATCTTGCAGTATTTAAATTATTTCCTTCTGTCCAAGCTGCACCATTATATTCTTCTGAAGTATTTGAAGCATTAAGTCCAGGAGCGGGAGGTGTACCAACATTACCACCAAAAGCTAATCCTGCAGTTTGTGTACCAGAACCCCCTAATCTTTCTCTTGCTGAGTTTAAATTTCCACCACTAGCCCATGAATCAACTTTTACTATTATTTTAAGATCACGTTCAACTGCTGCAGTAGAAAAAAATAACTGTCCTTCTGCTCCTTCACCACTAAGATCAGTTGCAAATGTTTTAATTTTTCTACCTTTTAAAGTTCTATATTCTGACATTATGATACATCCAATGTGTTTGTTGATATGGTTACACCAGTAAATTCTTCAGTTGAACCATCTTGAAAAGGTGGTGATGCTGAATTAAACCCACCAAAAGATAATCCTGCAGTTGAATTTCCACCTGAACCACCGCTTTCTCTACCACTTGCTAAACTAGCGGGGCTTGCTGTCCAAGAAGTGCCATCCCAAATTATAGTGTCTGCAAGTCTTCTATTACCTGCTCCTCCGCCTGCTCCATCTGATCCAGCTCCAACAATAGCGGCTGTTTGAATTCCACAACCAAAACCTCCATTCAATCCTCTTGGTAATGCTGTAGTGTTTGCATAGTTTGTTCCATCATATGTAAGAACTTGGTTTTGGGTAATACCAGTATTACCTGCAACTATTAAAGCTGCTGTTTGAGTTCCAACACAACTATGTCCATTAATACCAGAAGCTGGTGCATTTGATAATGCAGGTGTTATAGATTCTCCAGCTGTCCAACTTGTACCATCATATTCTTCAGTTAAACCAATTGTAGCTCCTCCTTCAGGCACACTATATGTAGCTCCACCAATTGAAACAGCAGCAGTTTGAGTTCCACATCCTGATGGTCCCGATCTTACCGATGATAAATTATTTTGTTCTGTCCAACTTGTACCATTATATTCTTCAGTATTAGCAGTTTGACCTGGAAGAGTGTATCCACCATACCCAAGTCCTGCAGTTTGAGTTCCTGCTACTCCGATTCTATATCTAGCTGTATTTAAATTATTTCCTTCAGTCCAAGACGAACCATCATATTCTTCTGATGCATTTCTTTTTGGTGGTGAAAGTGAATCATTTTGTCCTCCAAAAGCTATACTTGCAGTTTGAGTTCCTATTGGAGCAGCTGAAAAACTACCTCTGTGTTCATTTAGAGTTCCACCGCTAGACCATGAAGCAAGAGTTGTTGTTCTTACTTTAATTTGTTTAGTTGTATTGTTATACCAAACCTGTCCAAATTTAGGATTAGCAGGATCGCTGTCTATTTTTTTTACGCTATAACCTTTTACTTCTCTGTAAGTTGACATACTATTCTCCGATTAATCATTCTTGAATAGCCAACCTTGTGTTCCATCAGTAAATACTAAAGTAAAGGCAGCCCGTTCTGTTGATACTGTTAAATTATCTGTAGATCCAAATATTTTTTCTGAACCGTTAGCTGCTACTGTTAATGCGTTTGAATCAAAAGTTCCAGCGTAATCTAAGATTGTAACTTCATCGCCAATAGTTCCTGCTGGAAGTGTAACTGTGAACGCTGAAGATGTTGTATTTGCAAAAACACCTTGTCCAGCTGCTGCTGTAAAATTACCTGTTTTAACTGCTTGCCAAGATGTACCACCACCAATGTATGTTTTAATATCGGTTACTGCAACTTGGACCATTGTTCCTGCATCATTTAATACAATTCTGTCTGCATCTACAATAGTTGTTGAAGTAGCTGAGTTATCTCCATCTAATACATTTACTTCTGCTGCTGTAGAATTTATTGCCGCTAGTTTAGTTAAATCTGCTTGTACTAATCCTGAAACACCATCAAGCAAATTAAGTTCTGTTGCTGTTGATGTTACATTTGTTCCACCAATATCTAAAGTTGTTACAGATATCTCTCCTGCAACTGTTACTACACCGTCTGTAAGTGTAATTAAATCTGTGTCATCTGTGTGACCAATTGTTGTTCCGTTAATTAAAACGTTATCTATATCAAGTGATCCACCACTAATTAATCCTGTTGTTGTAATTGCTGATGCACCTGTATCAATAGTACCAAAACCTGAAGTAATTGAACCAGCATTTAAAGCACCTGTTGTTACAATTCCTGATCCCCCTGCTATTGGACTTAATACTGAAGCTATTGCTGTTCCGTTAATTGTAATAGCATCTGCTTCTAAAGTACCATCTACATCAACGTTACCAGAAAAATCTCCTGTTGCTGCATCTAATTCTCCTGAGATAGTTATATTTCTACCTCCTGTAATATCTATATTTGAATCTGTTATAATTGCTTTAGAAGCAATTACTGTTCCTGCTGTAATACCATCTAATAAATTTAATTCAGCAGCGGTTGATGTTACATTTGTTCCACCAATATCTAAAGTTGTCATTGACACTTCACCTGCAACTGTTGCAATACCATCAGCTAAAGTTATTAAATCTGTGTCATCTGTGTGGCCAATTGTTGTTCCATTAATTAAAACGTTATCTATATCTAAAGAACCTCCACTAATTAATCCTGTAGTAGTAATTGTAGAAGAACCTGTATCAATAGTTCCAAAACCAGAAGTAATTGATCCTGCGTCTAATGCACCTGTTGTAACAATACCAGAACCACCTGCTATAGGACTTAATACTGAAGCTATTGCTGTTCCGTTAATTGTTATTGCGTCTGCTTCTAAAGTACCATCTATATCTGCATTTCCTGATATGTCTAAAGTTGCAGCGTCTAATTCACCTGCAACTGTTACTACACCATCTGCTAGTGTTATTAAGTCTGTGTCACTAGTGTGGCCAATATTTGAACCATTAGTAATTATATTATCAACGGTTAAAGTTGTAAGTGTACCTAAACTTGTTATGTTTGATTGCGCTGCAGTTGTTACTGTTGCTGCTGTACCAGAAGCGTTCCCTGTTACATTACCTGTAAGTGGTCCAGCAAAAGCATCTGCAGTTACTGTGCCATCAAAAAATGCGTCTTTAAATTCTAAACTAGATGTACCTAAATCAATATCGTTAGTTGTAACAGGAGACAAGGCTCCATCTTTAATTGTTAATTGATCAGTGCCTGCTATTCTAATATCTATTTGGTCATCTGTATCTGCTGTTAAACTTGTATCGCCATCTGCATCTAAAACTAATTCTGTTCCATCTAAATCAGTTGCTCCACCTAATCCTGCGTCAACAATATTTGTTCCATCAGAAAATACTAATTTTGTTCCTTTATCCGATACTGCAAAAATAACACCTGTTCCCGATACTGTTTTAACCTGTACTGTAAATGCACCCGATGTGCCATTAACAATTATAAATGTTTTTTCTATTGAATCTGGAATAGTTACAACTTGATTTCCTGATATTGTTCCTGTAAATTTTATAACAGCGTTTTGAAGAACTGATGTAGCAGCACCATCTGTAATTGTTAATGCTGTAGTATCGGCTCCACCCGCAATAGATTGTTCTACATAACCAGCAATTGCTGTGTTAACAATGGTTAAGTTAGTATTAGTTTTATCTCCCCAAGTTCCGGCGTTCTCGCCAGTTGCCATTATTTCTATACCAAGATCTGTAAATGTTGATGCCATAATTTATTATACTCTTTTCTTGTTAATTTTCCATTTATTTTTAAGGTGTTGCAGAGTCAATTTTTGTTCTAATTGTACCATCTGTATAATCATCTCTACGTCTTCTACCTGTTTGTTCTAACGCAAATTTTTGAGTTTCTTCTTTATATTTACCATCATATAACTGAAGCATATCAATTGGACCCTTTAAATAAGAAAAAGCCTCTACTAAACAAGCATATAATAATCCATTAGGA